TTCATTGTTTTCATAAACCTTGAATACTCTATAAACTTTTTCCCATAAAGGAAAATAGTCTGACCCATTGCCAGTGCCTATAACTGTAACTTTTTTATTGTAAAATCCTTCTGGACAGAATGTATCTATCATTGACCTTGCTACTAATTCTAATGTTGTGTATTCAGCAATCTCTGATGCTGTTGTTCCTAATGTGTTTGGGTCTACATATGGTCGGATTAACTCGTAGTATTCTTCGTATACAAGTTCGTCTGATTCACTAATCCTATAAATCTCTACCCTGTAATTATTATCATATCTTCCTGGAAGAGTAATGTTGATATTTTCTCCAGTTGACATTCCAAAAAAGTTTTCTGTTGTGACTGAAAGATCCGCCATATCTGTTATATTTGCATAGAAATCTCTTGGGTTACTTCCAGAGGAAGGAACTACAAAGGTTACTACAATATCATCATATGGCGGAACTCTCAACATCTCCATGGATTACTTACCGAATTCCTTCGCAACTTCTTCTGGTGTTGCTACACGAACGTGGTCACGAGTGAGCCACTTGTCTGCAGCAGATACTGGAACAATGTTGTATCCACGATAAACCTTGCCAACTTCAGCCCAAGTAACATTCTTGGTTGAATATAGAGCAATCTTTTCTTCCTTTGGCTTATCCTTTTGAGCAAAAGTCTTGCGTGGTGCTGGTGCTGAAACTGTTGTTCCAATAGCGCCACCTGCGGTGACTCCAACTCCCTGAACTTCTTCTCTTGCACCGTATACTGGACGTTCTACAACTTCCTGCTTTGGTGCTTCTGGTTCAACTTCTGGAGCAACTTCAACTACTGGTGCTTCTTCAACTGTTTCAACAACTGGTGCTTCAACGACTGGCGCTTCCACAACTGCTTCTTCTACAACTGGAGATTCTACAATAGGATCTACTGCTAAAGGAGTTGACTCATTTTCATTATTAATTTCTGACATATTAGCCTCCTTGTTAGTATTATATCATTAAACTATTAAAGGGAGTAGGAGCGTTAACTCCTACTCCCCTAATATTTACTGTTTACAGATTATGCGTCTGCTGCAGCGTCAGCGAATGCAATTGCATCCTGCTCTTCCCACTGAATACCGAAGCGGACGAAGACTGTATATTCTACAGTATCCTTCTTTGGCTTGTATTCACGGTTTACAGTGATGTCACGCTGGAATCCCCATACACGGTTCTGTGGGAATGTCAAGTCGACATATCCTGCAGGGTAGTATGGAACTTCTTGAACATCGATTCCAAGAACACGAGTTGTTCGTGCTGATCCCAATGTCTGAGCGTTTCCGTCAAGGTATGATTGACGCATAGCAGGAGTTCCTGCTGCGCCTGGATGTGAACCAAAGGCTTCTGCAATAGCATCTGCCAATGTTCCGTTGTTCTTTACAATACCCTGGAACGCATCTGTTCCTGCATAGAACTTCAAGTTAGACTTGATAGCACGATACTTACGTGGCATTGCTAGGATAATGTTCTGCATAACTTCTGGAGTCCATGCGTTGTTAGCAACGGTGACTACAGATTCATGTGCATCTCCCTCAGTCTTGACACGGTTTACGAAACCGTTCATGATTGAAAGGAAGTTGTCTGATCCTGCACCTGTTCCATTAATGGCAAGATCTTCAATATCATTAGCAAAAGCATTTGTCATCAATCTTACGACGTGATCTTCAAGTGCTGCTCCTTCGATATTGTCTTCAAGTGCTTCTGATGATACTTCCCAGTCAAGACGGATCTTCTTTGTTGTAAGTTCCACCTTTGAGAATGTTGCACCAGCATTTGTGTATGCGCCATCTGCCTGAGCAGCAGCACGAATTACACGCTCACCAACGTTAACCTTTTCAAGTTCCATGGTGTTTGCTCTCATGGTCACTTTGCGACCATCCTGAGCCAATACAGTTGCATCCCACACGTAGTCAATAAAACGACGTGCTTGTTCAGGGCGTAGAATACCGCTTCCAGTATCACCTGAAGGATTTACTGCATTTGCGCCTGATGTTACACCAAATGTTGCGTTTGGAATGTTTCCAACTGCTCCACCGTCTGTGTAGTTACCAGGGATATTTGAACCTGCCTCGGATCCAGATGCGAATGCACCTTGTCCTTGATAAAGTCCTGGCGCTGTTCCGCCTAGTTCACCTGCTGTTCCAGGCTGATTCTTCTTAATTTCTTCCGACATATATTTCACCTCCAAGTGATTTTCTAATTGAATAGATCGGCTGTTTTGAGGAAACGTCCGCCCCATAGGGATTTTTCAACCATTTCAGGTTGATTCTGGATAATCTCGCCGAGATCACCAGACTTTCGGAAAGCCGTGTCTGCTTCAACAGCGTCTACTCGCTTACCAAACTTGTCAAATTCGACTCTTGCTGAAGCGATGTCTTTTGCGACTGCTTCAAATGAATCTTTTACTGTATCTACATCTACCTTTGAAGACTTTAGAAGTTCTACTTCTGCCTGCAAAGATTTTACTGTTGATACTAGATCGCTAAAGGCTGATGTTAGAGTATTCTTGATTTCAGCAATTGACTCTGCAATTACTTCATCTGACTTTGATGCCATTGGCTTCTTATCTTCCGCTTCTTCATCTGCTGGTGTTTCACTAGCATCTTCTTCAGGAGTTTCTTCAGCAGATCCTGGCTTTGCAGCCTTCTCTGTTGTTTCTTCTTCTGCTTCTACGGTATCTGCCTTTGCATCTGCCTCTGGAGCGACCTCTACTGCTTCAACTGCTTCAATAGTTTCAACTACTTCTGCTACAACATCTGTCTTCTCAACGATTTCTTCTGTTGTCTTTTTTGTTGCTTTTGCCATAAGGTTTTCCTCCTTGTTCATCTTAGAAGTATTAATGCCTTTAGCACTATCAACTAAGAACTTTATCATATTTAGTTTTTCACTATCCGTTTTTTCAACGAACCCTATATTGGTCATTTGCTCACCTGTTGTTGGGCTAACTTCTGACTCATTTTCTGAAACCATTACGAGACCAGTCTCTTGATCCCAAAACACATTCTCTAAAACTGTTTCATCACCCTTAATAATATCCATACCATCAACCTTTTCTACTGAAACAATATTTGCAAATTGATTAGCAGGGGAATCAACAAGACTCAACTCTACTAAATCATATTCCTTAATAACTCTAATTGACTTATCTGATTTTTCATCATAAGCATCATCCCACTTGTTCATTCGTCCACCAATAGAAAAACCAGTTAGTGTTCCGTCTAGAACTTTTTCCCAAGTGTCTTGTGCACCCTTTGAAACATATGCTGATACAAATACTCCGTTATAAAACTTCTTTGTTTCTGGATCAAAATACTTATCTTCTTTAAATGATACCATCTTACCTACTGCTAGTGGCTGATGCATTTCTCTAATGTTACCTCGGAATTTTGCAAACGCATCCATTGATGCTTCTGCTGTGACAATGTCATCTTGCTTGTCTAGGTTATCAAGTGATGCAAATCCAGATACGATTCTTCGCTCTTTGTCGACTTTTGTTAAAGGCATTGAGAGACGGACATTTTCCCCATCTGAACTCCAATGGGCTTTAGATATACTGTTCACCATTATATTATAAGCCCTTTTTTACAATATCTTACTATTTGGACAATTCAGACACATCGTCAGATTTTCTTCCCTCGCCCTTTGGATTTCTTCCAGTGGTCGTGGCTGGTCCGTCTGACTGATTATTAACTCTTTCCCCATCACGGTCACGGTTAGCATTGTCACTTGAAACTTGTTGTGGCTTTAGGTCAAGAACCTTATCTCCGCCATCACGCTGTGGCAATCTGAGCGCAATTCTTGCTTCGTTTGGAGTCATTACCTGAGTCTTCACATATCTTTCAAGGATCTGAGACTGAGCAATTTCATCTGTTAGGGTTAGTTCATTGAACTTAAATTCTAAGATATCTGTCTTTTCACGCATAATTTTATTGATCATTTTTTCTAAATTTCTTTGTGCAGGTCGTGCAACCTGCTCCTTAAATGTGCGGTCTTGTGACAATGCAGAGGCAATTGCAGAAGAGTCAGAGCCACCTAATTTTGAAAGAGGGACTTGATGCGCTACAAGGATGTCATCTCTATTTGATTTACGATATTCCTTAAAGGATCCCTCTTGAACACCATTTTCAATAGGCTCCATCTTAAAATCAACCTTGTTATTTTCTGAATCTCCAGGAAGCGGAATGTAGAGTGTTCTATGGTTTTGTCCTTTAAGACCAGTCTGTAAGAATCTAAACATTTTATCTTCTGCATCTGCTGACAACTTTGCACCTTTAAGAGTTACAACATATCTTGGAGTTGCTTTATTTTGAAAATAATCAATGTTGTATTGTGATGCTAGAGAGTCACCATGCAAAGCGCTGATTGCAGAAATAATATCTGGAACTCCATAAAAAGTATTTAGTGGAGAATATTGCTTAAAATGAATAATCTCATTTGGTCTTGGATCATCCGTTACTGGGTTTTGATTCTTTGCACCAAAGTTACGGAAGTAAACCACTTTGTTTCCAATAACCTGAACAAATCCATCACGAAGTCTACGAACTCTCATTGTTGTTGCTGGAATGTGACCTACATAGCCAATCTCACCCTTGACTGTTCTACCAATTTCAAGATATCCATTTCCAATTGCCTGCATATCTGTAAAAACTTTTTCCATTGTAGAGGTAAATGAGTCTTCATCATTTAAAGACTCTAGCCAATCCGTCAACTCAATCTTTGCTCTTTCAATTCTTTTACGTGCTCTGTCTGTTGCTCCAGAATCAGTAGAAGACTCCAGTTTTAGCATTGTTCTTGGTGATACCTCAAAGTCATATCCAAGACCGACAATGTTTTCTACTTTTGCATCAATCGCAGCGTGGTTAGCAAAAGATGTGTCATAGAAACTTGCAAGTTCGTAAACATTCCAGGGTGGTGTAATTACATCAAATAGTCCGTAACCATTTCTATAGAGCATTCCAGGATTAATTTCTTTTGACTTAGCCCCGTCAATTCCTGTGCTTACGGCATTTGCAGAATCTAAATATGCTGGTGTTGCTTCAGCCTTTGACATTCTTGATGCACGGCGCTTGAAGTTATTATCTAAACCAGTAAGAGTCTTTAGTTCATCCCAAGACTTATTAAATGGATCTTGTTTTGCAAAAGTATCATCTGCTTTTGCAATTTGATCAATTCTTGCACCAATAAAATATTCGTTATCTTCAGACATTACTCTTCATCTCCATACATTGCAATAGTATCTTTTGCTGCTTGAACAGCGCCAAGGTCATTTAGGTTAGGAATAAGCCCAGCCTTCATTCTATCTACTTGTTCGCTATACTCTTCATCAGATACTCTTCCCATTCCTGGGAAAAAATGCGGTTCGCCTTCTGGCTCACCATAATATGCTGCAGCCTCTTTTAGTTTTGCAAGTTGTCCTAGATCACCACGGAATGATGGGACATTTAAAATGTTTCCTTCTCCATCTGTAAACCACTTGCCATTTTTTCTTTTCCAAACATAAACTCCCCAGTTATAATTCTTTTCAACCATTGTTACTTTTGTTTCACCAATTTGACCTGGCATGCGTGGTTTGCCATTTTTACCAAAAAGTAGTCCGTCTTTATTGTTCATAACCACAAGTATACCATATTAAAGGGCGTCTTGAACTGTCTTGTTCCATACTACGTCAGAATATAGGGAGTATTCATAGTTTTTAAGCGATAGCCCATAATTATCTCCAACCACTATCTTGTTTGTCCCAATATATGCGCTATAAATGTCTGCTGGGTCTACACCATAAAGGTTTGTTGTTGACTGAATCAGGGTCTCATTCCAAGTAAATGATCCATACCAATACGTCCAGTTTAGGTCATAAGATCCTGAACCCATCAACTTAAACCATGGTCTGGTAAACTTTTTCTGAACCTGCTGCAATCTTATAGACTGGTAGTAAGATATAGCATTAAAAAGTAGTGGTCCATTTAATTTTAAAGACCCAGAGTATTCTGAAAAATCTAACAACTTAGAAAATGAAATGCCCAAGAATGCCCACTCTCCCACAGTTATCACTGCCTCACGAACCACGTTTCCATTCAGATAATACCCAATACCGTTTTCTCTTTGACCAGTTTTATAGTTAATAGCATATATCTTTCCACGCTTTCCGTCTTGCTGTATGGCCTGAATATAAAATTTAATTAAACTATTCTTATCTTCTACCTGAAATATTTCTGTTGGGGATAATGGGAATGCATCTTTGTCGTATCTAATTCCAGCCTGCAAAGCCATTACCTTGTAGTTTGGATTTTTTGATTTATTAATTGGAATAGCGATTCCACGATCAACCATAGGATCATATCCACCACGTAGTTCAATTCCACTTGTTCTTGTTAGATATAAGTATGGAGAACTGCCCTTGTATATTGTGAATGGGTTTAGAGCCTTATAGTCATAATAGATTCCAGACTTTTGGTATGGGTATACATCCTCTGAAAACCTTGTTCCAATAGGGTTAAAACTATTAGAGTTAAACGCTTGAGATGCTACTTGCATTTTTTTAACTTTAATTGGATTTGATAAAATTCCAGAAACATTAAAGTCTAAATGCATAACTAATGCTAAATCATTAAAGTCAACACCCTTTGGTGGATAGGCGATCATGTTATTAACAAACTCATACTTTGTTGTTGTCCATCCATCTAATGGCTGAATTACTCCGTTTTGAGGTGCGTCATCTACATCTGTAAAAAATCTATGATTTGCGTTTGCACCTGTTGCAATATACTGAAAACTAATATAAGACTTTAGTAACGCAGCATCTGTATCATAGGCGTAGTTTTTATTTACACGATTTTTTAAATCTAGATAGTCGTTGTATCCAGTATAAAGATGGTTATCTAATGAAGAATATGTTCTTTGAAGTGGTGCCTGATACTCATACTGTAACTCTTGATATGTCCAAGTTCCAGTCTTTTTTTCTACCTCTTTGTATATATTTGGAGTTGGATAGTCAATGTTCAATTGCAAAAAGTCTAAATCGTAATACATAGAGCCAGTTGTGTCTTCTACATACTTTGCAAAATATGTAAGGGGAACATAATCTTCCCAGTATCCGTTTGAGTCTATATCAAGTATGAATTTTCCCATATATGATCTTGGCCTCAACGTATATGTTGCTACGTGAGAATGCAAATTACTTACAGCAAAACTTCTTGGGCTTCCTCCATCTAAAAAGTAATCCCACATAGATCTACTGTATAAATCTGAATCTGCAACAGTTTCTGATAAATTGTCAAATGCATTTTCATTAAATAGGACTACTCCAGTTTCTCCAAAAGAATCTTTTATTTTAGAAAGATTTCTTGAATTGCAAAAACCAAAAGAATATATATTCCCCAAAAATGTATCTGACAATTCCCTAGATCCACCCACATAAACTGAAAGATTGGAGGGGTTGCCAAAGAAGGTTGAAAGGTTTTGTCCATAATAGTCCGAGAATGTTTTAATATTAAAACCAACAGCAAATACTTCATTAATAATATATCCTGGGGCAGATTCTATTACTGACTCTTCCCCATTAAACTTAAACCTATACTTAACGTCTTTCATTTCTAAATCAACTGATAGGTAGTTGCCATTTGTCAAGTCTTCTATTCTAAACAAAATTTGTTTATTTTGAGTCAAAGTTTTATTTTTAAATATTCCATACAATGCTTTTGTTTGACCACCAATTAGGTCTATATTGCTAAATGTAAGGTTGCCCTGTAGGTTATCAAATTCTGTAGACTCAAGGTAACGACTTATTCCAAAGGTTATGAAGTTGTCCTGTTCTGCCTGAATTGATGTAGAGTTATGTGTATTTATAAAGTTCAATGGGTTAGACTTGTTTAGCGTTATAGATGGTAGTTGGTAATTTGGAATTGATAAAATATTATTATCTATTCTGAGATTGTCAACTATTCCCTGTGACCATCTTCCTATATCTGGGTAGGTGTAGTTATTTGTATATTTAGAAAATGGAAAATCAAAGTATACAGATGTTCCACCAAATCCACTATTGATTGATTCTGCAAACTCTACTCCCTGCCCATAAACAAATCTTCTTTTAGC